CATTGCCTCTAGTCTTTTTAACTTTGCTGAATTATTTTCAGTACTGAACCCGAGGCCCTTTCTCTTAGGACCTTTAGTGTGGTCGTAGTACTCTGCTAAGACACACCTAGCCTGTATGTGACCTTTACCACCGTCGCCTATATTGATATTCTTTATACCACGCTCTAGTTCAAACTTTTCCCTTACGTAGTCCCAAACAAAACTATCGTGGTGTTCTATAAGTTTGTATATCTCGTCTTCGTCGTACATACGTTTCATTTCTCGAGCAAAGTTTTTTGTTTCTGGATGATGCATATTAAAACCTAAAAATCCGCATTCGCTATATTGATTACCCCTGCCCATATAAGTCATCATAGCATCTGGTCTGTGTAATTTATCCTTTATTACTTCCAACGGCATAGGCTTAAAAAATACACTGTCTGCATCTATGCCTATGATGTAATCGAAATTTTCTTCAGTTAGTATAGCATGTGTGTATGCATAAACTTTATAACTAAAACGGACGCCATCGGTTAAAAAGTTTTCAGGATTACGGCGTTTATTCCTATCAACAAACTTTTTTAAGTCTGGGATACTGTCAAACATTGTGCCATCTTCATTGTAAACAACGTAAGGAAACTCCCAGTTGTATGTACTTTGAAATCTGTGTCCATATTCTTGATATAATCTATTATTCCATGTTGTAACTAATAAAACTTTCATAACGTCATCCTGTAAACTTTTTTCCAAATAGCAAAATTTAATATAGTAAATAGTTCTTTTTGTGCTCTAACACCGACTCCCTTAGTAGGGCTAGTAAAGTCCTTGTTATTGAGGTACGTGTTATCTACATCTTTTTTGTTGTATTCAAATATTTCTCTTAGTTCTGTATCGTCTAATATATCACGTATATAATCCTTAAGAACTCCGGTATTCTCTGCTGGAGCGTTCATTCTTCCTATAAGTATTTCGTCTGTTGGGAAGCGCCAGCCTGTTTTTACATGTTGTCTAATATAGGCAGGTAGCCTATTGTTGTATGCCTGTTTTTGTAACATCTTATGCATTACCGTAGGTTGTTTGTCAAACAGTCTATCTACTTTGTTATCACCAGGAATGCCTCTTACATAATCACGCAACTTTCTACCTAATATAGGAAATCGACCTTCCATACTAAAGTTCATACCTAATTTGTCATTACGCACCAAAAAGTCTTCTGCCAAACTGTTTAGACTTTCTATGTACATAAAATCATTCAGAGGATCACCAGTTAATTGTGTACGTGGCAACCACTCGTTAAGATAATCCATTTGATCTTCTAGTGTACACTGAAGTTCGGGATTCTCTAACACTCTATTATGAACGCTAAACATTTTTAACTTATTTTGCCAACTGGGTATTCCACGGTGATGTTTGTAACCAGCAAATATTTCATCACCGCCATCACCTGCTAGTGTTACAGTAACATCATGTTCGCTAATGAACTTGTTTGTGTTAAAGTAAGTTGGGAAACTTTTTCCCTGTCTAGGTTCTTCCAGCGCATAGAATGTTGAATCTAATGCATCAACATAGTCCTGCTGTGTTTGATGCACATGATGGTGTTTGATATCCCATTCTTTGCACAGTCTTGTTGCTAAATTGCTATCGTCATTGAGTTTGCTATCAGAATCAGTAGTTGCGAAACTGCTTGTAAATGCTACAGGCAAGATGCCTTGTTCCTTCATTTCGTATAATATACTTCCTGAATCTAAGCCTCCTGACAAGAACAGCCCAATGTTTCTACGTCCCATTAAAGTTTTTGCAACACTATCTTTATGCAACTCTCTAATTTGCTCTGCTAACACCACAGGATTAGTTTCTTTAATAGTATCAATGGTATAGTCTAATAGATTTTCCTTTTGATCATTTATCCATACTTCTCCAGGCACTAATTTTCGTATGCCTTCAAACATTGTGAGGTAACCTGGATTGTATCCTTGCTTATAGTATTGTGCGAGTGCTTGTTTACATATTTTACGATCAAACCCTGCTTGTAATAAACTTTTGATCTCACTGCTAAAATAAAGTTTATTGTTTAAGTATCCGTAATACAACGGTTTTGTTCCGTTGGTGTCCCTAGCAAGAATTAAGGATCGTGTATTCTTGTTGTAAAATGCAAGAGCAAACATGCCATCACAGTCTTTAAGAAATTCCCATCCATGTTCCTTAAGTCCAGCCGCAACAACTTCAGTGTCAGTGTTTGTTATACACTTGTGTTTAAGTTGACCTTGTAGTTCTTTGTAATTATAAATCTCACCGTTAAAAACTAAGACACAGTCTTCGTGGTGCCAAGGTTGTGAACTTACGTCAACGGTATCGACAATGCTGAGCAAATTGTGCCCTAGCGTAATGTTACTGTCAGACCATGTACCGTTGCCATCAGGTCCACGATGGTGCGCTAACTTAATCATCTGCTGAATTAAGTCATCGTCTTGTTTAAAAAATCCGTGGATAGCACACATTACATTAAATCCTCATATACCTTTTGCCATTGTGCTGAAATAACACCAGGACTGTAGTTGTTAATTACATGTTGCTGTCCTGCTCGTACTCGTTCTAACATACTGTTTGTGTTGTATTTGACATATTTAATTCCTTTGTCTATGTCTCCGCACCAAATGTAGTCTTTTAACTTTAACCAACTTGGGATTTCTGCATTGGTAACAACAAATTTGCCTTGCATTAATGCATCAACAGGTCTGTTGTTACCTTTGTATTTTGTCATATCATGTGTATTATCAACTGGCAGTAACACGAAGTCAGACTGTTTAACATATTTCCCTTGTGTTTCGTAACTCCACAATATAGGACCTTCGTTGCTAATTACTTTTAAGTCTAATGTATAAATGTCGTAGTCGTCCCAGTTAATTTGTTTTAAGTTGCCTGCGCTACCATAGTAAACTGCTTGAATTATTGCTTTAGGCTGCCACTTTACTTCTTCTCGCTGTCTCTCTGTGGGATCTGGTATTACATAAACTGGTTTGTCTGTCTTAGTCTCTATTAGTTGCTTAAGTTCATCACATGTTGTTGTAATTGCTGTTGCTGTACTGTTTGTATTTGTCCAAAGTTTTTCTAACTTAGGCCATTTGTTATCACAAATGTCGTGTATATAGCGTATGTTGTTTTTGCGTAGATAGTCAACATGTGAACTTTCGTGTATACGGCCAAGAACTACTATATCATCCTGAGTTGCTTCTGACAATTCTAATATGCACTCACCAACTAACCTTGCTCTGGATCTGTAACTATAAGGTTCTTGTGCGCCTTTTCTATCTGGCGTAAGAAACTTTAACACATAGCCTCCACAGTTGCTAGAACAGATTCTATCATTTCATTAAATGATGTTTGTCGTTTAACACTACTCATCGATTCATTCTTTGCTAAATGATCGCTAATAGTACAAACACTCAGTGCTTTACGATTAAAATTGTTGGCTAGTGCATACAAGACATGCGTCTCCATTTCTACTGCCAACACACCCATACGCTGGTGCTTGAACCACCATAGGTCATCTTCCTGATAAAACCAGTCGTTACTTGTTATACCACCTATGTGTGCTTGTGGACAAACATTACTAAAAGTTTTTAACCAGTCGAAACTTACTGTAGGACAAAATTGCCAGCCTGGTATAAACTGTTTTGTCATATTACTATCTGTGCTTGCAGTAGTTGCCGCAACTATGTCACCTAAGTTTAACTCGTTTGCTATGGCGCCTGCTGAGCCAACACGTATAATTGTTTGTACTCCATAAAACTTGTATAACTCGTGTATGTAGATAGCATTACTGGCTTGTCCCATGCCACCGCCTTGTACACTAATAGGAATGCCTTTGTATTCTCCAGTATATCCTAAACAGTTGCGTACAGAGTTTACTATTTTGCGTTTCTTAAAGAAGTTACGACTTATCCACTCAGCACGTAATGGGTCACCAGGTAGTAGTACTACTGGTGCATACGCATCATCCTGTGCTTCAATGTGTGGTGTTGCCATTTACTACCTCATATAGTTCCTGCCAGTCGTTTACTCTAAGACCAGTCCAGTGTTGATTATAAGGATGATTCATAACAATACTCTGCATGCCAACTTTGGCTCCTGACTCTGCATGACTTGCTGAATCTTCTATCCAATAATAGTTAGTGCCTTTATATTCTTGTTCTAAATAATCTAATTTAGTTTGGGTAAAGTCTAGTCCGCAATATACATGGTCAAAACAATCTCCAAACAGATGCACTAAGTTTCTATAACGCAGTTTTTGTGCGTACTTGTCTATGTGTAAACTACTAACAACGTCGAATACCCAACCTTCTTGTGCAAGTTTACGTACCCACTGCTGTGCATCTCTAAACGGTGGGAGAAAGCCAACTGCTCCTGACTCGTTAAAACGCTTTACGCAGTCTATCGATTCCTCTTCAGGAATACCATAACGTATTCTCTGAATAAATGCGTGATCGACATCTGGTAATTTTAAATAGCCTTGTTCTGCCATCCAGACATCAAACGCAAATACCCAGTCTAGTAATACACCGTCGCAATCAGTGACAATTTTCTTCATTTAAATATCTTCTAACCTCGGGCCATGTGCCTAAGTCTATATAGTCTTGAACTCTAATACCTTTACTGTTGTATATAGGAGTTTCTTTAATTTCATCTAACAATACTCGTTGCCTCAGTGTGGATTTTTCCATAAAACTAATACATTGATCAAAAGCTCTACGTCTAAATGCAAATGCACACCAAAACGCATTATACTGATCTACGTCGTCCTCAGGCTTGTCCTCATAACTTTTTATAATATTATCTTCTACAGTTAAAGCACCTTTAGTTTTTAATACTTCAGTATCTTTTTCGTCCTTATACAAAAAAGTAAATCCAGTTTCTGTTAAACTTGACATCACGCACTCGTGTAAGTCTGCACCTGGGTCTAGTTTCATTACAGTGTCTGGCAACAACACTATATTGTGCTCTCCAAACAAGTGCTTGGCACTTTTAATAGCACCTGTGTACTCATGTTCATTTGGATTCTGAAACGTAAAACTAATATCATATCTGTTGTTGTATTTTGCTAGGTAGTCTACAATCTCAGACTTGCCTTCTCTAATAACAACTACAAACTCTACGTCTTTTCTGCCGTAGTCTCTAAAGAAGTTAAAACTGTTGTCTATTAGACTTTTATTAGGTCCTATGCTCATTACTTCTTTAGCATAAGGTAATTGTAGTCTTGTTGCTCTGCCTGCGGCAGGTAATATCACTGTAAGTTTACTCATTTATTGTATCCAAATGTTTCAAAGTCTTGCTTGTAAAAATTATACACTATTTCTTTCTGAAAGTCATATAATTCTATCTTCTTATCTGTTTTGGCGGCTCCTGACACTTTTTCTTTTATACCACTAAATCCATTATCATTTAACCACGGCCAAATAGTCTTGTCTTCTAACCTAAAAAATTGCATATTTAATTTTGTCTCATACCAATCTACCTGTCTTCGTAGTATACCAGGATCTGGAAATTCACCAAGTTTTCCTTTATGCAAGCAGTCTAGTATCTGATCTAGTGTCCACTGCAACCTGCCTACTTGTTCTTCAATTTGATGATGATATGCACTAACAAATCTATCGTAAGGGTTACGTACCTGTACTATAAAATTATCAACTTGCTGTCCTCTTTCTAGTACTTTACTTGCTCTAGAATGTGTACCAAGTATTTCGCTGTGATGTGTTTGATCGAACTTTTTACATTGTACGACAACACTTCTCCCGCCACACTTGGGAATGTGTACGAATCCTGTATTTGTTTTATTAAGCACTAACATAGTGATTTAACACTTCTAATTTTTGATCAGGCGTATAGTGTTGACTTGTGCCTGCTGTAACCCAACAAGTATAATCTTCTATGCGCTGGTTTAAATGTTTAAACTGTTGCTCTGCTACTACAGGTTCCCAAGTTAAATTCTGTTCTTGCCACAGGTTCATCGGATGATCGCTCTCTGGCGGTTTAGCTATCATTTGTTCTGCTTGTTTAACAACCTTCAGTGCGGCATTGGGTGTAAAGATTGCGGCGCTTACACCGCCCTTATATTTTTTGCCGTCTTTGTATTTCCAACGACTTATTCTAGCATGCTCCGCACCCCAGTTGTCTTTGTCTATAGTCATTGCTTTCCTAACTGCTAGACAATTTACTTGTGTTTCTAGTATGTTCTCACCGTACTCGTAAGGCAGGTGTAACCAACGTAGTACATAAAAGTGATTAATAATAGGATTGTTAGGAAAACGTCTATCATGTGTAACATCCTTTACCTCAACTCCTTTAGATTGCGCTTTTTGAAAATCTTTAGGTGTACCTTGATATAGAGCAATAATTTTCCTAGTATCAGGATAAAATTTATTTGCTTGTTTTTGCCATAAATCGAAATACAGATCAAAATACTTTTTGTTAGCGGCGCAATATAAAATCATAGTTTTTCTCTCTCAGCCTCAAGATACCTAAAGGCTTGTCCACTTAGTAATTCTTGTGTATCAAATTGATGGTTGCATAAGTTAAATAACCAAGGTAGTCTATCAAACTCTAAAGGTTTTTCTATATTTGCTAAATTATTACTTATTGGATAAGCGGCACATTGCTCACCGCATATTATCGGTATACCTTCTATAGCGGCTTTAATCGCCACGCTACTGTGATATGCTATAACGCAATGAGCTTCTGACAGGTCTTGTTCTAAAGGACGCTGTGTTGGGTCAACAGGAGTTCTGCCTATTTCTACTCCTTTGTCGTTCAATAAAACTTCTCCAGGTTTACCTCTTATTACAATATCTCTGGTTGTAAGATTTTTAACTTTTTCTACAACTGTTTCTGTCCAATCATGACTTCCAAAGACATAACTAACAGGATCAGTAGGAGGCAATATTAATATTTTTTGTCCGTCTCGACGCCAAGGTTTAAGCTCAAAGTTCCTATCAAACAACTTATTAAACTTTGTGCTGTCTGTATCTGTAATCTTGTTACAGTTAAAACCATCCGCTGTTACACGCATCCACTCGTTGTGTTTGTTATAACCTGCATTAAAATAAGCATGGTCCATGTAATAGTATTTGTGATTGCCTTGATTTAAATGACGTAACAAATCCCCGCCGCCTCTGAGTATTCCAGCAGTAACAGTTCTTGATGTACCGCTAGGAAGTCTTCTATGAGAAATCCACCAGTCAATAGGTAAGGTTCTGCCTCTAGCTCCCCTATTGAAGTTATTCACTATGCGTTCTTGTGTATTTTTCTTTTTAGCTGGTAAGAATGATATTATCATTGATTTTATCTATGCCTTGAAGTAACTCTTGTTCTGTAAATTGAAAATAACTTAGTGTATTTAACCATTGAGTACGATCGGGCCTAATAGGTGTTTCTATTTTAGACAAGTCTGTTAGTGCTATTGGTCGTGCAGGACCTTGTTCGTGACAGAATACAGGTATACCCAAACAGGCGGCTTCGACTGCTGACATACTTACTGTTGTTACAACGGCATGTGCATTGCGAGCTTCTTCCGCAAACGGTATGAGGGCGGCGGCTGGTCCGCTTGTACCTTTACCTCTGGGCTTGTGTCTTACTTTAATTGGTCTGTCTGTAAACTTACGCAAAGTTTGTATTGTGCGATCTAACCAACCTACTTGGTCTACGAAGCGTTCCATAGTAGAGCTACTAGGACACACCAAAATATGATCACCACTAGTTTGCCAATCATGTACTGTTACTCCTAATCTTTTAAATCTATCATCGGGATAATCACCTACCCAATTACAATGTGTGGCGTTGGGGATAACACGCCAATAAAAATCCATGCCTGGGTTTGTTGCTTCCTTTAAACCATTCCATCTGCCCCAGTAAGGCATGTCGGTAAAAAACCATTTTACATTACGTTGCTGATGTTCTTTTACTAGTTGAAAGTTCTTGCCTACGAAACCCCAAAAGAAACTGGGACCTGTTCCGTCCCATGTGTAGTCTAGTATTTTTCTAAAGCCGTAACATTCATGTAGTGGATTCATCACACGGTAGGCTTTGCTGTCCACCTTGTGTCCTGGACAATACAAGTTCATGAAAACACTCGAACTCCGTATTTTAACTCGAATCTATCTGCGTCAGCACGAGTATCTACCATGGGCTCTCCCCTAATGTTTAAACTTGTGTTTAACAACATAGGGCATCCTGTTTCTGCGTACCATGCCTCTAATAACTTTCTAAAGCCAGGACTGTCTTTCTTGCTAACTGTTTGTACACGGCTTGTACCATCAACGTGTACAATAGCAGGAAAGTCTTTGGGCTTTTTACATGTAGCAACTACTTGCATGTAGGGACTATCTTCCCAAGCCATAGGCATATCAAAATAATCATGTACATGTTCAGCAAGTATAGCAGGAGCAAATGGTCTGAATAGTTGTCGCTTTTTAATTTTATTAACAGCATCTTTTATTTCTATACCTCTAGGGTCTGCTAACAGACTACGATGTCCTAACGCTCTAGGACCAAATTCTGCTCTGCCACTGGCTACACCTGCAATCTTATGTTCTTTAAGATAATTTACAAGTTCTTTTACAGGGTACTTACCTGGTATGTCAGTACCCAAATAGGGGTGTTGCCAATTTAACTTAGTTCCTTGTAGTATGGCGGCGGCACCTAGACTACTACCAGCATCACCTGGATTGGGCATAATCCAAATGTCTTCAAAGTATTTGCCAATGTTCCTGTTTGCTACACAATTTAGTGCTACTCCGCCCATAAACACAACACTAGATTCGCCTGTTAGGTCACGAGCCTTACGGAATACAACATCTAACAGTTCTTCCGTTAGTGTTTGTACACCTGCGGCAATATCAGTGTCTTTAGAGTCTTTTAAGTAGTCTTTTTCAATGCCCAAGTGCATATTTTTGCTAAATTTAAGTCTCCGAGGATCACTTATTAGGTCACTCTTGATAGTACTACTAAGTTTGCCATCACCAAATGCACTCATGCCCATTAGGATATATTCTTCATCTAGTGGTTTTAGACCTACTCGTTGTGTGAACGCAGAGTACATTAGTCCAATACTATGGGGATACTTGTTTGACCAAAGTTTTTCGTATTCTACTTCTCCATCAAAGTCTTCTACAGCATGCCATATACTCATAGTATCCCACTCGCCTATAGCATCTACTACAACAACTGCGGCACTTTTGAATGGGCTTGTCGCAAAGCCTGCGGCGGCATGTGACTCGTGATGATCAGCGTAGTATACTGGACAGTTTAGTCCTGTTAGGCTTCGTAGTTCTTTCTTTACTCTAGGCCATTGTAGTGCATCGTCCCATTGACCTGCAAAGGCCTGACGTAGTTTTTTGTTCCAAGGATTTTCGTAATAAATTATCTTACTAGGAGTGCCGTAGTTAAAGGCTTCCTTAAATATTGCAGGATTGAGCCCGCTGTCGTGTTTACTTTTGCTGTAACGCTCTGAATGCGCCGCAAATAGAATTTCTTTATTATCGATTAACGTTACGCCCGCATCATGAAATCCGTAACTTACACCTAGTATCATATTAAATAGTTGATTATGAAAATTAGTTTTTGGCCTAATGCCGTTGCTCTTAACGGCAAAGATATTTATAAGGCATTCGAGGACCACGTATCATTATTCGACACTGTAGTGCAAGAAGATATGAACGCAGATGCGGCTTGCATCTGGAGTGTATTGTGGCGTGGCAGAATGCAAACAAACCAAGCAGTGTACAACCACTACCGTAGTCAAGGTAAGCCTGTTATTATCATGGAAGTGGGTGTACTAAAACGTAACCATAGTTTTAGAATAGCAGTTAACCATATTAACAATACCGGATACTATGGACACACAGACAATCCTGTTATCCCCGGCAGGCACGAACGTTTTAACTTTGAAGTTAAAGACTATCACGAATCAGGAAATAATATTGTTATTTGTTGCCAAAATGAGTCAAGTGAGTTGTGGCGAGAAATGCCTACTACTGAGCAATGGCTAGATAATATAATACCTAAACTAAAATTATATTACCCCCATAAAAACATCGTAGTTAGGCCACATCCTAGATTCCCTATATCAAGACATGTATTTGAAAAATATAAAGTAGAAAAACCTGTTACAAAAGGGAATTCAGACGATACAGACTTTGTTGATATACTTAAGGATGCATTCTGTGTGGTAAGTCCAACAGGCGGTGCCGCAATAGAAGCAATTATAGGCGGAGTTCCTGTAATTGCAAGTCCTGAAAGTTTAGCAAGCGATGTTGCTAGAACAGACTACCAAGTAATGGTTCCTGACTTAAGTCTGCGTAAAACTTTTATAAAACAGATTAGGAATACAGAATGGTTTATAGATGAGGTAGTTGCAGGAGAACCCTATCGTAGACTTAGGCCGTATGTGCTACATCAAATAGAGTCCCGTCTATCCACCTAAGTAACAAGTGTGGTTGGTTACTTACGTGATTGACTCTGTCTATACTTTCTTCAAAACTTTTTGGTAACAGTTTCTTTTCCCTTAGGTCATGCCAGGAAGTGGTCATAGGATCCATAGGCTTGTGCTTGCTTTTGTACACAACTGCATGAAGCCAAGGATCATGTTGTCCTTTGTAAAATAGCCCGTCCTTGCAGTCAAAGCCTGCACATGCCAGCATATAAACTAGATTAACAATGTTAAAGTTATAAAAGTGTCCAGGAAAGTGGTTGCAATGTATTCTATTGTACTCTATATTATGTGTCTGTGGCAGTATGCAACAAAGCATACCGCCCGCTTTCATTTGTTCGTTCCAGACTGCAAGTGTTTCGTATGGATTTAGAACATAGCCTAAACTGTTATGACTCCATATCAAGTCTACCTTGGTAGACAGAAACGGACCTTTTGTAAAATCCTTCTTCAATACTGAAAGATTTTTAGGTATGTCATAATTAATTTGTGGATTTAGGTCAACTGCATAACATTTGTAGTTGTGCGGAATAGGAACGTCGTCTCTGCTTTCACACTCTGCCCACCACTTGATATCTAAGCCTGTGCCACAACCAACATCAGCTACACTCTTAATGCTGTCCATTAAGTCATCGTGTTTGTATAGTGCTTCGAGTGTAAACAAACTTTGCTGGTGACTTTCTTCTGGTGTTAATTGTATCATATGCTTACATCTTCCATTCCTGCTGTTCGCAACCTTGTTATGTGACCTAGTTGCCACTGTTTGGCTTCTAAGCCTTTCATAATACCTAGCCAACGATTACGTAGTAGGGCGACTTCATTTATTAGTGTTTCAAAGTCTACTACTTCGTCCTCGCCATCAACATACTTCTCAGCGTCTCTGCTGGTTAATGCACGAGCATATCCTTCTAGGTACTTCTTAAACCATTTGCGTCTAATACGTCGTAGTTCAATGTTGAGGTAGTTTAGTACTGCTTCTATTTCTTGTAACTGATTAAATCTGTGTTCAGTTACACCAGGCAAGTTACTAAGGCTCTTTTCCACGTTGCCGTAAATTTTAACCTCAGACTTGGCTTCGTCTAGTTCATTGTTATAGTGTGCAATGAAGTCAGGCAAAAAAGCCAAGTCTTGAACTACTTTATTATACCACATTAATCTTCAAATGCTAGTTCGTCCGTGTCATCATCACCTAAATCATCGTCTAGGTAATCTTCACCTGCTCTTTTTAGATAAGAGTCAGTAGCGCAAAACTTCTCAAACTCTAAGTCATTAATACCCATGTCTACTAGATTGCCTACTAATTGATCTGCGGCTGTTTGTCTATCTTTACTGGGCACATACTCTTTCATAATCAAGTATGTTTCTGTTAATACGTCTAATTCAACTGACATTTAATTTTCCTCGCTTAAAAGCATATCTAATTCTGGATAATAATCTTTAAAATGTGTTGCTCGTTTAAAGTCTTGGGTTACCAGATATTCCCGTACACTACTTATACCTTCTTTAGAATACATTATATCTAATATAGGCTGTATTTGTCGCTTAAACTCTATGTCATTGACAGACATCAACTTAGTTCTAATAGACTTTTTAACTATACTAGGTAAATTTGTAACTGTCAACTCTTTAGGGTCAGACAATGCACTAAACGTGATGCCCATTCCTAATTTGTTAGCCAATTTAAATACTTCATCGCTATACATTATGTTTATATTAGTTACAGTTGCATAGATATTACACACATAGTCAGTGTCCTTATACTTCTGTAAATTAGCAGAAACTGTTTCCCATGTAGAACCAAAACGTTCATACATAAAACGGTTGCCTACAGCATCAATACTAAAACTTAGCTCAACAGTCTTAAACTGGTCCCAATAATCAAAGAGAAAATCTGCAAATACTGTACCATTAGTATTATAGTGAAGTGTAACTTGGTCGCTGAGACCTTCATCAATAAAGTACTGTAATAGTTTCCTATGTGTTTTGTCCAGTAACGGTTCACCGCCAGCAAATGTAATATACCTAACATCCTTACTTACACTAATAATGTCTGACCAAAATGTACTCGACTCATTATCTAACCAGTCAAATGTTACAGACTGTGCTTTTTCATAGCGACTCCAGGTACTACTACAACGTGAACTACAAATCCTGCATGCTAGGTTACACTTATTGCCTAACTTTATGTCTAAGTTTAGTATCTTACTTGAAGTTAGGTCATTGTAATCAATATTAAACTTATGTTCTCTAAACACATACTCATCGTTAAGACGTTTACTGATACCACCGTTATCTTCTACTCGCCAACATTTATCACATGCAGTAGGCTTATTTCCTTCCAATAACTGTTGTTTAAGTTCTTGTTGTTTGTTACTACTAAAGTAATCTATAATGCTTATAGCATCTTCACCTAACTGTCTGTCCCACAAACAGCAACGATGTAAACTACTGTCTACATCTATTTCTAATCCAATCCAGGGTGTCATGCATATTGTGTCTGGTATTGCATAGTTTGTAGGGTTTACAATAGTTTGACTGCCTCTATTAACAGTCACAATAAAAAACTTATCTATGTCTAAATGATCTAATAACTTATCTAAATAGTTTTCTAAATTAGTCTTAGCAGAGTTGTCTTCTATGTCATCAATAAAAAGAATGCGTTCGTCATCAGCAAACGCATCCTTATATACAGCCTGTAGTTCAGTGTATATTTGATTTACAGGCTGTTGTAGTAGACTACTGTAGTTCTTCTTGAGCAGGTACTTCATCTACAACTTCTTCTTGAGCAGGTTCTTCAGTAGCCTTTTCAATTTTACCCCAGTTGCTGATGATAGCATCTAAACAACCACCTTCGTTACGTTCCCACTCCTTACGGTACATTTTAGTCTCTTCGCCTTTAGAGTCTACATGCTTGAGTCTGTTGCCGTCTTTTTGTAGCAAGTTCTTTTTCTCAAACAAGTCTACTAAGCCACTGTATGGATTCATACCTGTCTCATATGGAATCTTAACTTGTACACCTTCAAATGGTTTTGCGTAACGAGTCTTCATTACTTTACAACCTGCTCTAATACCTTTTACTTCTGATATCTTGTTACCATCTTCATCTTCTTTAAGTTTCATTTTCTTCATAGCAACTACAATACTTGAAGCATAGATAAAGCCTTGTCCACCTGATATTTTATCATCTGGATCAAACATGTCTTGACTTGCGTAAGTGTGGTTAGTTGCTACTAGTCCTACATTTGCATTACCAAACATGTTAACACAGTTACGTACCAGTGCAGTAAGTGCTTTAGGCTTACGTCCCATGTCGCCTTTAAGATCGCCTTTACCAAACTGATCAACGTCTGTAGGTGTTAGTAACATACCTAAACTGTCAATTACAAACAATACTTTGGGACGGTCATCTTCCGGCAGTGTTTTATATTCTCCCATAAAGTCACTTACTGTTTTAGCAACATCATCAATCATTGCCATGTTTAGTTTTAACAGTTTATCTTCTGATGTGTCTACATTAAGTGCTTTTAACCAGTCTTCGTCAAGTGCGTTCTCGCTATCAATTAGGATAACAAAAATGCCTTGCTCCTGTGCTGATTTTACAATATTACCAGAACAGATATAACTCTTTCCTGCGCCTGACTCTCCAGCAAATACAGTTACTTTGCCTAGTGGGATGCCTTTTTCAAAATCTCCACTAATAAGATAGTTTAGTGCATAGTTACCTGTGCTGACCCAGTCTGTAGGATCATTAAAGCCAAAACTAATACCGCTAATGCTCTTAGTTAAGCCTTTCCTAAATTTTGATACGTCAAAGGGTTTTTGTGCCATATTATTGCCTCATTAGTTTATATATGTAAGGAAATAGTTTTTCGCTGTCTGTGCCTCTGCGAGCATCTATTGCCTTTAAAAAATCTATAGTGCTGTTTGGATTCTTCTCAAACGGCTCTTGTATATATCTCAATAAATTCCTGTAACTATCTTCTAGTAAGTATCCAGGTTTTTCGTTAATCTTCTCTTGTAGTATAACACTAATCCTGTCTAGTGTCAATTTAGGAAGATGCCGAACATTAAGTGCTTCGGGTTGTAGTACAGGTCCAATTACAAATGCATTTGGATGAAAGTTCCAGTCATTCTTAAACTTTTCAATAAAGTAAAACACTGTAAATGCATTAAGACTAAAGTATAACATATTAAATGTTATCTTGTGTCCTAGGTCTTTGATCCAACGCAAGTTATGGCAGAACGTTGCCCACTGCCCGCCATAACGTATATACTCGTAGTCATCTCCCATGGTCTCAGCACTAACTGTCCAGTGTACGTTCTTAAACTTACATGCCAAATCAAATACTCGAGTATCAGTGTGACTTAAGTTAGTATTGATACGTAAACTTACATCTGGATTATGTTTAAGCAATAGCTCTAACAGTTCCTCATTCTCGGTCATAAGCATAGGCTCACCACCTGCTAAGTAAACATTTTTTAAGTTCTTAACATTGTCAAAAACATAGTTACGCAAGTCTGTGTAGTTGTCTTGACTTGGTTTAGGTTGATGTACGTTTAATTCCTGTGCCCATTTACTGCTAAACTCTGGACCACAATATATACAAGTAAAGTTACATGTGTTTTGCCAGCGCACATCTATTTGGTGTAGTTCGTGTGTGTTATGATCGTATATACCACGGTCTACATTGCGTAGTTCTTTAATATAGTATTTCCTATCACTTACAATGTTAAAGTCTGTTTTTTGTTCTTCCAATTTATGACATCCTTGACAACTTGTGTGTTTGTTATTGTTTTGGTGAGCTTGTTGTATTTCCGTATTTTTACTGCCCAACACAATATCACGTATTGGTGTAGTCTTTAAGTCGCCTATGTCCTCGTATGCTCTAATACAGTTCTTAACTTGCCCATCATGGTTTACCATTATGCCTGTCCAAGGCACAGGGCATCGTATTTCACTAGTAACGTATTCTTTTGCGTCCATTATGCTAGACTGATGTCGTATACTTCCATGCCAACTTGGTCATGGTCCAATATGTTAGTAAGTTTTTCTACCCATGCTGTAACATTAGCACCACCTTCACCTTGTGTGTCAACTTTGCCTGGACGCACAATAACTAACTGAGGCCAAGTCAAGTTGTTACGCAATACTTCTACTGCGGACTCTAGTGTACGTTTTTGATGATGATACTTTATCATGTCATAACCTTCTAAACAACTAACAGGCATACCTGCCATCATACTACTAATGTTAATAATCTTTTTACCTGGCTTGTCTCGCCAGTATTCGTAAACATCAAATAGCAATTCTGTTTGTGCGTATCCTTGTTGAGCATTGTTAAAGAACCAATCTGCTTGTGCAACACGTTCTGCTATACGATCGTGGTGTTGTATATCCCAACCATTACGCTTACTATAATCTAATACGGTATGTCCTTTTTTAACATAATGCTCTACTATGGCTTTACCAATACCGTTAGTGCCACCTGTAATTGCTATCTTCATAAGTAGTCCTTATAGTTAATCTTTCTAATAGTGTCCTGAAACAACAACCATTCAGACAGTTTATGGCTGTTGTCCTGTTCTGTGCCCACTACTTCAAAAAGATCCTTAGCAGGCTCTGTTAAAAAATTAGTATGTCGTACACTTAATACATCTGGAGATTCTAAAAATGCCCATGCCCAATTTACTTTTTTATCCTCGCAAAACTTCTTAATGTTAGGATAGTCTTGCAAGTTTAATGCACTTATTGTTGACCACACATCTAAATGAAAGTTATCATTTTTAAATTTGTTGTAGTAGTTAAATTGTTTTAACCATGTTTTCCAAGTAATAGGCCAACGTAAGTAGTCGTGTACTTTTTTGGTACCGTCTAAACTCATAGTTATTGTAACATCAATACCACGCTTTAACAATGGCTTTGGATCTATACGTAGACTGCCGTTCGTGTTTATTCTTATGTAACGTACATTTTGTGGAGGATGTTCTAGTAATTTCTTATAGTTAGGACTTGCTGTAGGTTCGCCACCGTTTATGTCTAGTTTAAGTATGCGTTCTTGTGGAAAGTCATAAAACTTATCAGTATTGTCAACGCTAATTTTATTATTTGCTATTGCGCCAAACTTTGTACTGAGATGTGGGTTGCAATGTTGACATGCTGAGTTGCAGATGTTATCTAATACTCCGCCTATTATGAGATAGTCTTTGCGTATGTTATACAGTTCTTGATGTTGCTTTTCAGCATACTGTCTTATGCTTTCTTTGCCTTCGTTTTCACTTACTCGACATCTGATACATTCGTCTGGCCAGTCTTTAAGATTTTGGTTCCACTCGCTGGCATTCATAGCATTGAACGATTCAAAACGTGGCGGTCTAACCATATGACCACAACGACTAACTGTGCCATCTGGATTTAATCTTGCAAAATGTCTAAATCTCGTACAATTCATTTATAGGTTCATTAAAAAATGTTATACTTAAAACTATACGTGGACCATAAGAAACCTTAACACCGTGTGGTATCTGACTGTTAAACACAATTGGTTTAGTAAAGAGCTTATGTGTAATTATGTCTGAGTTTGCTACCCATCCCTTCAAGTCATAGACTTCTCTATCAAATTTGTCCTTAACTCTGGGTCTATAACTAATATCCTCATCGTACCAATAGTTTATATTGCCAACACAGTTTTGTATGGGTATGTTAAGTTTAGCAACTACTGGTTTTGCATCTACATGCAAGTCTAGATGCCTAGTAAGATAGGTACATGCAATATCTCTAGGATGCCATTTCTTTTCCTTCACTAACCAGTTCATTAGCGTAGAGCAACTACGCAAACAGGTAGCTTCATCTATGTCGTTCCAGCCTTCTTCAAGATTATAGTGTGCAAGATGTTCCATAACTTCTTGCTGTATACCAATGATACTATGACACTCAATCTCTTTAAATGCTTTCATATATGCTCTTACTATGTTCAAAAACTTCTTTATAGTATTCCTTGTAGTCAGTTTTTAGTACACTGATAAGTTCGTCCCATTGTACTATTGCACCCAAGTAACGCTCCCATATCATTTTATCACAAGTCATATAGAACACTGCTTTATCTGTTACAAGTACTTCCGTCGTTTTGTACGGTACTTCGTGAAAGTCTGTTATGTCTTTCACTTGGTCTATACTCCTAAAACTAAAACTAGCAGTCTTATTCATATAACGGCGTAAGTTAATCAACGTATAAAACTGTGGTGCATAATGTCTATTTAAAAACAAGTACTGCGATGCATGGTTAACTGATATGTTGGTTTGTTGTAAAAAGGTGCTTAGTCCACTTTTAAACCTTGCAATAGGTTCTCGCCAGTATACTGTGATACTTGATGCTTGATATATTTCTTCCGTTGTTGCTAGTTTGTAGCCTTGTCTGTCTAAACTACTAGATGCGTTCTTAAGTACCTTAGCCACAAGGTCACCTGACGGTAACTTATATACCTCAGGATTATCTGGAAATAGTTCGTAATCTAGTTGTGTAAACATATCGAGTGTAGTATTAAAGCAGGTACCCACCTGGGTACCCGCTTCTAACTACTTACTACTAGGAGGTATTACTTCTGTCTATTTCTAATCATAGCCAAAATATCTTCTGCTCTCTGGCTACTTGGTTTTGCATCTTCTACCGGTGCAGTTGCTTCTGTAGGTACCTCTACTGCAACAGGCTCGGGGGTTGCTTCTACAGTTGGTGCTGGTGCAGGAGCAGTCTGTGTTGCTGGCGCACTTTCTCTAGGTTGTGCGTTAGCAATTTGAACGCCTGCTGGTCTGAAGTAACTTCCCCATTTTTCTGCATCATATGGTTGCCCATCTACTGATGCTTCAAACATCTCTTTCATAACTTTAAGAGCTGTCTCGTCTGGACGCTTGGGCAAGAAGTCTGCTAGATTGAATAAACCATATTGTTCTATAGCCGCTGTTTCTGTTGATGTAAGTGCAGACTCTCGCCTTGCCCAATTACTTGTAGAGTAGTCACTGTAACCACCTTTTGTAGTTTTAACTACTCTGAAGTCTAAACCTTGTGTATAGTCAGTTGGCAACTCAACCATGTCTGGGTCAAGTAGTGCTGACTTAATCAAGTTAAAGATTTGTGGACTAATTACAAATCTGCGAATTGGGTTTTCAGGTGTTGTATCTTCCTGCATTGGATTCTCTCTAACAAAACCTTGAAACAAGTAACTACGTTTTTTCCAGTACTTACGACCCATGTCCTCAAGACTCTTGTCTTTAAACCATGTTCTAACTTCTGCTAGAATAGGACAGGATTCTCCCCACATCTCAACACAGGGTACTTGTACCTGTACAGGTTTGCTGTCTGCTTGTCCTTTAATACCCTGGAAAGGTAAACGGATCATAGCACGTTCTACCCAGAAAAAATCGTTTTTAGTATCTCCATCAGGAAGGAACCTGATAGTTGCGGTCTCACCTTCTTTTATGTTCCAGTGTGCAAAGATAGCATTGTCGCCACCTCCACTTGAACTACCACTTGATCGTGTTTCTTGTTGTTGCAGTCTTGCTCTGATATCGGCCAATGATGTTGCCATAATGTTTTCTCCTTAATAAGTTTGCCATAATGTATGCCTAATATGCACACACCACTTTAGTAGTGTATACAATTTTATTTATCTAGTCAATGCTAAACGGTTAAATTTACTATTTAATTCCGCTTAATCTTTTAATATCTTCTGCCGTTGTTTCGCCGTGTTTCTTTTTCTTTTTGTCTGTAACTGCATCGATGAAATCTTCACTAGCATCGCCACCCAGTGTTTCCATTGTCATGTCACCAAAGTCTAATAACTTCAATAACTCTGGGTTTACGTCTGACAAGTACTTGTGTACTGCTGGTCTACCACAAGTGTCAGGACCTTTTTCGTCTGCCATCTTTTGTATATCAGCATTAAGTCCTTCATCATCTATAATACCTTGTAGTGCTGTAATAGCATTACTACCGTCTTGTCCTACAGGAAAATGCTGTCCTACTAGTTTTTGTAACTTTTCGTGTGGTGCTACATCACCTTCGTTAACATCCTCGTCTTTCTTAAACGGATTAATTTTATCTATTGCACCTTTAATAGCCTTACCAACCTTAGTAGCACCTTTAGCAATTTTATATGCAGGCATTGACTGTGTTACTGGGTCTTTTTCTGGA